GTAAGGGTTGCAACGTTAGTTGTTAAAGCCTTGTTGTTAATTGAAACAGTTATAGTTGAAAAAACTTTGTCAACATCAAACTCATCGTGGTTTAAAACACCTTCATAGGTGTTACCATTCTGTGCCCATTCAATTGAACGCAGGAACTGCCAAGGTCTACCATTAGAACGAGAACCACCAGTAGTAGCGTGTGTTGGTTCAACCTTTTTAAGAAGAGTTACCTGACCTTTAGTCCAAACATCAACACCCTCAGAATCTGAGAAACGGTAATCAACTTCTTCACCAGCAGAAGGGTCAAAGAAAGTTATACCTGCACCACGATGAAATGATGATTGGGAACGAATCCACCAACCCTCAAGTGTTTGCTCACCAGGTTCTTTACTGTTATCAAACTGTTGCTTCTTGTACGGTGCAGTCTGGCGCTCATATGGTCTCTCGTTGGAGATGCCGTAGAAGAATGGTAGACCACCGATTGCAACATCGTATGCAACAGTTGTGTTTGTCCAAATGTCAGAAACATAAGATGGTTGTCCCACGTTGAATGGGATT